AATAATGACTCGGATGACGTTGTGGCATTTTGCGTAGAAGTTCCAGACGGTTCTAAGATTAAAAATCAACTTGGAGCAATAGATCTTCTAGAATACGTAAAAAGCACACAGCAAAGCTGGGTTATGAACGGAACAAACCCAGAGCAGTGTACGCAAAAGTGGCTGACACACAATGTTTCTAATACTATTAATGTTAAGCCAGAAGAGTGGGATGCTGTTACAGATTTTATTTACAATAATCGTCAGTATTTCTGCGGTGTTTCGCTACTCCCAATCGCTGGCGATAAAGATTACGCACAAGCTCCATTCACAACGGTGTATTTACCTAGTGAGCAGATACAACATTACGGAGATGCAGCAGTGTTTGTAAGCGGCTTAATTGAAGTTGGCCTTTCTCTCTATGAAGATAACTTATGGGCGGCTTGTGACAGCCTGTTGGGCGTTGGTCAAAAGATTAAAGGCTCAGAGAAAAAAGAATATAGAGATAGGTGTCAAAGATTTGCCGACAGATATATGAATGGAGATCTCAAACTATTAACCTACTGCATGAAGGATGTATACAACTGGAAAGAGTGGTTAGACATGAATCGTGAATACAAAGAAGTAGATTATACAAACGTGATTGAAGAACAGAATAATGTAAACCCAGTTCAAGAAGTAGCTTGTGCTGGTGGGAGTTGCGAAATTATTTGATAAACAGGAGATATAAATGATGAACTTTGTAGGGTTTAAATACTTAACAGAAACTGCTCACGTACCAACGAAAGCTAATAAAACAGATGCTGGATTTGATTTATATGCTGATGAAGACAAATTTATATTTGCAAATAAACGAACAACTATTAAGACCGGAATCAGTCTAGACATGCCAGATAATTTGGCCGGTTTGATTTGGCCTAGATCTGGACTTTCGGTAAAGAAGGGTATAGATGTGTTGGCTGGCGTCATAGACGCTGGCTACAGAGGAGAGATCATGGTTTGTTTATACAATACTTCTGACGAAGATGTAGAAATAAAACGTGGGGATAGAATCGCGCAGATGATATTCCAAGAGGTTCCTGTTATATCTTTACAGTTAAGAGAAGAACTTGGTTCCTCACAACGAGGGAGTAATGGCTTTGGCAGCACAGGCAAATAACAACAATCGAAAAAAGCGTCAAGAAAAAAACAAACCCAAAACCAACACGCTGGAGGCTAAAACTGAAAATCAAAAAAATTACATAAGATCTATTGTAGAAAACGATGTGGTGTTTTGTACTGGACCATCCGGGAGCGGTAAATCATTCATCGCAGCTGGAATAGCTTCTCAGAAAATTCTTAAAGATGAAATTGATACAATCATTGTTACGCGACCTTTGGTATGTACTGGTAGAGATCTTGGATCTTTACCGGGAGAATTAAACGAAAAGATTAAGCCATACTTACAACCAATGGAGGAAAACCTAAAATACTTTCTTGGTAGAGATAAGTTTGGTTATTATTTTAACCAACGTAGAATTCGCTTTGAGCCACTTGAGACAATGCGAGGATCTACATTTCATGATTCATATATGATATTAGACGAAGCACAGAATTGTACACTTGAACAAATTAAAATGTTCATAACAAGAATGGGCAATCATTCTAAGGTATTAATAAATGGAGATAATAAACAGACAGATATCTATAAAAATAGCGGTCTAGATTATTGCATGGACAGATTGTCCAATGTTCCGGGTGTCGGAATCTCCAAACTAGAGTATCATGACATACAGAGAAACGGAATCATAGGAGCGGTGCTATACGCATTGGAGTCATAATGCTATACGATTACAAGTGTGACAACTGCGAATTCTTCATGGAAGATGTTTACCAATCGATAAAAGAAGACGCATTAAAAAAATGTCCAGAATGCAAGCAGGAAACCCTTAATAGAATTATATACGGAGGAACATATGCTTCAGTGAAGTATAGACCACAAACCGTTGGTCAGCTTGCGGAGGCGAGGTGGGAAGAGGGGCATAGGTACATGCCAGATGGTAGTCCTATCAGCAGAACAGAATGGAACAAGTGCGACATGGTTGAACGCGCTGAAAAAAGAAGGCACGAAAAAGCAGCGGCCAGAAAAGAAAATGAGGCGAAGAGAAATCTGGTAAAAAAAATTAACAACATGACGCCAGAACAAAAAAGAAACTATATCATAAACGGAGATTAGTATGAAATTTATTGCAAATTCTGACGAAGCAGTATTACAAAAAAATCTATCAAGAATAATGTATGACAAGCGAGGGAATGAAACCAACGAAGAAAGCCTTGCCGTGTCTCAGTGCCTATGCGGGATTCTCCCAGACGGCTCAGAAACAAAGACATATTACATATTTACCCTGAATGGAAATCTGTACAATCCCATCGGTGTAGACTCAAGCCAAAAAAGAAGAACCACCATGAGTCTTAAAAAAGTAGACCAGCAAACTTTTGATTACTACATGATGTATATTCAAACAAATAATTCTCTATATCTAACTAGAGCGCAAAGGAGATTCATTAATGACTAGCAAAGTCAAAAGAGGACCACTAAATAAAGCAGAAATTTTTTATATAGATGGAAATCAGCAAACAATGACCGCAGAGCAAATTGCAGGAGATTTAAATAGATCTGTTACAACCATAAAAAATTACATTCAAAAAAATCCCACAAAAGAAAAAAAGCTGACCGCTGGAGATCAATTCGCAAGACAGTCTGGAGCAACCATTATGACCGAAAACGCATCAATGATTGCAGATCAAGCGAAATCCAACTACAATAGACCCAGACCTCAGTGTGTTACAAAAATTAAATGAATTATATTTTTGGACAAAATGAATTTCTAAAAAAATACAGATCATTGCATGACGATGATCGAAAAAGGGTATGGATCATACTAGAGATGTCAAATGGAGACGAGATATTTCTAGAAGAATATGATCAATGGTTGACAATGGAAGAGTATTGCAGAGCCAACAATGTTAAAATTGACAAAGTTAAGTTAAGATACAGAAGCCATACTGTAGAATATCCCACAAAAGATTGCGACGGAGTTTATATTGTTAAAACCGCAAAGGGTATGATGGGTGGGCAGACAGTTTACTGCTATAGCACTGGAAGGGTTTGCGGAGACAAGGTGTACAGAACCCTGTGGACAACTCCAGCGCTATTAGAAGACTATAAATTTGAAGACGATCTACAAAGTTGTATTAGGAAAGCGGTAGTTATATATGACGAAAAAGCAAAAACCCAAACTGTTCAGTAAGCAATATCAAAAACAGTGGTCAGAAGAATTCAAATATCAACACATTCACACTGGTGAATATTGCACCTTTGAATCATACATTGCTGAATATCTGATCATTAGATGGACAGAAACATTTAAGATGGAAAAGCCTTCTTATAAATTTTGGACTGTTGGGAACAAGTATCATGAAATGTTTATTAGAAACATGAAGGCAGCAATAGGTCTTAAAAAAAAATTTCAAGAGAAAACAATAATAGGCGCAATAAAGTCTGACTACTTCAAAAACATATACCACATTGGACTAAAAGCGTATGGCCCCAGAGGGTGGAAGTATAATCAAGTTGCACTAGAAGCCATAAAAAGCTATCATAAAGAAGAGAAGCGTTTAGCAAAAACCATCAAAGAGGCAAAGAAAGCGGAAGATTTTTCACCGCCAGAAGAACAATCACCAAAAGAAAATACCGTGAGAAGAAAAAGCTCCGCTCCCAAAAAAGAAAAAAGTATTTTTAATAAACTGAGGAACATATGAGTAAATTAAAGAATAAAACATCGAGCAAGTTTGTTAGTGACGCTGTTAGCAATTCAATTGTTAGTAAATATGGAGATGTAGTACGAAGCGGGACGGAAGTTTTAGAGGCAATTAATAGCCTCAAAGTAATAGGAGTATCGCCTGCTTTGGACATTGCCTTGGGTGGCGGTTTACGGGAGGGAAGTGTTGTAGTAATGACCGGAGATCCAAAATCTGGTAAGACTACAACCGCCCTTCATTTTGCTTCTAAATGTCAGGCTCTTGGAAAGCGCGTCATCTACGTTAATACAGAGGGTAGATTATCACGACAAAACTTCGATGGCATCAAAGGCTTACAGGCAGACAAGATATTGATTATAGAATCCACAGACGATAAAATATTGTCAGCACAGGATTTCCTAAACATTATTGAATACTATATCAATAACGATCCCGGATGCTTAATAATTGCTGACTCATTATCCAACATGGTTCCCCAAGATGAACTTGATGGAGAAATAAGAACAGGAGTTCGCAATGCGTTGCCACGTTTGCTGTCTATGTTCTTCAAACGAATCAGCGGTACGCTTATGAAGAATAAAACCATACTGACATGTATTACGCACAACATTGCCAATACTGGTGGATCACCATATTCTCCATCCAAAATGGCTGATTGCGGAAACATGCTACAGTACCAAGCTGGAACCAACATGGTTATCACGCATAGAGGTAGGTGGCAAGTTCCAAAAGACAGTGGCCCTCACGTTGGACAGATAGCAAACTGGACAATAAAAACTTCTTGCGCTGGCGGGCTTCCAAATAGCACAGCTGAAAGTTGGATACGTTATGGAATTGGTATTGACGAAACACAGGAAGTTGTACAGATTGCCTGCGAGTTTAGACTAATTAAGACTGCTGGAGCTTGGTATACAATTCAGTGCGCATTGGATGACGTTCAGCACCCAACTATTCAAAAACTTCTTAAGGATAACAACGTTGGAGATAAAGAAGAAGATATCGAGAGATTTTTTAAATTTCAGGGTGCTAATAATACTCTTGAGTTTTTAAATGAAAATCCTGATATATCATCATTCATTTACGACAAGATTAAGGAATTATTTTAATGGCTCAAGTAGAACTAACAAAAACGGAAGCTTGGAGAATACTAGACGCTATTCAGGTATATAAGAAAGACTACGAATTAACTGAGTATGCAAAGAGGACTATTCGTAACGCCGAAAAGAAATTAAAGAAGGTGGTCAATGAGTAATGACATGTGGCCTAAGATTATTGGGCTATTGGCGGTGTGGGCAATTCTGTTTATTTATTTCTACAGGCCAGAAAAATGAAAGTTACTGGGTTAAATGGAAGAGATTACGTTTGGGATTTAAGAAATTATTCCGTGAACGCGAACGACACAAGAAGACGGTCAAAATACCACGTTCGTGCAAGAGAAGTCTTGAAGACTATCTTCCATAGCTACAGAATACTTGAAGAAGTTAAGTTGCCGGGAAGCACACCCAGACACAGAAAGGGAGTTTTATATTTAGATTTTTATATTCCACAGATAATGATTGCCGTAGAAGTTCATGGACAACAACATTATGAATTTACTCCATTCTTTCACAAGACAAAGGCAGATTTTTTGTTGGCAAAAGCCAAGGATGAAGATAAAATAGAGTGGTGCAAGTTGAACAAGATTGATTTGATAGAGTTGAAGTATTCAGACACAGACGAGCAATGGAGAGAACAAATTGAAAACAGCTAAAGAAACCGTTGAAAATTTCCTTGAAAAGCTAGATCAATTTACAAATGAAACAAACACAAAGTTTGCCACATTTCGTGAAGAATTTCTATTAGCCGCCGACATGGAGATGGAGCAAGTTAAAAAGCTTAATCAAGAAGAGCTTTTTGATTATGCCTATGCTCTATATGGTTATGCCTCATACATTCAAGATCAAATCAATAGACAGAAGGTTGTGTTTAATTTATGCAACGATCAGCTACAAAAAATGGTAGCGAAATATCATGATAAGTTCAGTCCATATACTAAACATGAAATGAGAATGCAAATGATCGTGATCGATAATGAGTATGCGGCCTCTATTGATAATTATAAACAGGTTGCAGAAGCAAGGATACAAGAGCTTGATGGAAAGGTCTATGAATTAAAACGCAAGGGGGATATATTAATGGAAAAGGGGAAGAGAGTATGAGTATGAAAGACTTTGTTGATACACTAAGCGAAGAACAAAAGAAAGCACTACTAGAAGCTCTGACTGGTAAAGAAATAGATACTAACGTTCAGCCTGAGCCAACAGAAGAAGACTTCCTAAATAAGAACAACCCAGACTTTTCAATGTTTTCAGAAAAACGTGACAATAAAAAAAGAGGTCCGGTATCAGCATCTAAAAACACTTGGGTTGACACTGGAGAGTCAAGAGAAATTGAAACACCAAAAATCAGTCCTACATCGAGAAACAGGAAGCCAGCAAAAGAACATTCTGTTAACTGCCACGTTTGCGGTAAAACATTTAAAATAAATCCAAAATTTTCATACGGAGAATACCATCGGTGCAACAATTGTGCTGGAAATAAATAATGGAGCAAACACTAATAGATATTGGAGCAGAAAGGGCGGTGCTTTCTGGATTACTCCAGTTCGGAGTCGATGCATACGTTGGCATATCTGACTTTATATCTTCAGAAAGTTTTGCTAATGTTAATAATGCCATTATTTTTCAGTGCATAGAACACATCATTAACAATGATCAATCTCCAGACATAGCAACTCTTTTAGCGGCAGCGGAACAATTAAAACATGCAGATAAGATAACCACGCCAAAAGAAATAAAATATATACAGTCTCTATATGATTTCCCTATTAATCAAAACAACATCCTTGGCTTTGCGGCACAAATTAAAAAATTTGAATTTGCTAGGAAGATCAAAAAGCTAACCCTTAAAATTCATAAAGATGTTGATGAAGTAACTGGAAGAGAAAGTATAGATGATATTATTGGTATTCTGGAAAATCCCGTGACGGATTTTTTGAGAGAAGATGATGGTGGCGAACATCCAGAAAAGATTGGATCAGGAGTAGAAGACTATGTTGATTTCCTCTCCACAAACAAATGTGATATTATTGGCATACCCACTGGATTCTCCAGATACGACGAAGCCATTGGTGGTGGTCTGCGAAGAAAGTGCGTTGATCTTGTTTCGGCAAGACCCAAAGTTGGCAAATCAGTATTTGCGGATAACGTTGCCCTTAACGTGTCCTCATTGGGAATTCCCGTACTTGTTCTAGATACGGAGATGTCTAAAGAAGACCATCTAAATAGACTGATAGCTAATATTAGCGGCACTCCTATTAATGAGGTAGCTACTGGGAAGTTTGCTGACGATCCAGAAAAAGATAGGAAGGTAAGAGAAGCTGTAGCCAAATTAGAATCTGTTCCTTATAGTTATGTTAGTGTTGCGGGTAAACCATTTGAACAGATATTGAATATTATTCGTCGCTGGATAGTACAAGAAGTAAAGACAGATGAATCAGGCAAAACGAATGAATGCTTGATCATCTACGATTATTTAAAGCTGATGTCATCGTCATCTATTACAAACAATATTCAAGAATATCAAGCGCTGGGATTCCAAATTACCTCTCTTCACAATTTATGCGTTAAGCTAGACATACCTTGTCTATCCTTCGTGCAATTAAATAGAGATGGTATCACAAAAGAAAGTACAGACGCTGTTAGTGGTTCAGATAGACTAATTTGGCTTTGTACGTCTTTCAGTATATTCAAAGCTAAGTCAGCAGAAGAGCTTGCAGAAGATGGCCCGAACGCTGGTAATAGAAAATTAGTTCCTATTGTATCACGGCACGGGGCTGGCATGGATGACGGTGACTATATTAATATGCAAATGATTGGATCACACGCGAGGCTGGTAGAGCTGAAAACTAGAAATGAACTAAAAAATCAACCAATCGGAGATACCGGATTGGTAAACGATGACTCAATGAGCAATATACAAAATGAACTTAAAAAAGATCAAAGCTAAACTGAACGATGAAGCAGAACTAGTTTTCAAAAAGCTAGGAATGGAATACGAAAAGTTTAGTGACAATATATATTCAACGTGTCCAATCCACGAAGGTAGTGATAATCCTAGAGCTTTTTCTTTTTCCCCAAGTAAAGGCATTTGGAAATGCTGGACTAGAGACTGTCAGAGTCAATACAATAACGATATCTTTGGTTTAATTTCCGGCGCTTTATCGGCGCAGTCGGGGTCAAATGTTGAGTTTGGGGATACTATAAGATGGATTGCTAAAGAGTTCAATATCAAGCAAACTTACAGTCAAAGCCCCATACACTCCGAAGACGAAGACGAGTTCTCTATATTAACAAGACAATTAAAGCAACAAACAACAAACATACAAGACAAAGGTATTGATTTTGAATATACGTCTAATGTTCCTTCGGAATACTTTCATGGAAGGGGATTTAACAAAAGCACCTTAAAATATTTCGGCGTTGGAGATTGCCTAGAAGCAGGATCGATGAAAGAGCGGGCTATTATACCGATACATAATGATGATGGAAGCTTAGTTGTTGGTCTTATAGGAAGATCGATAAAAGAATATAGACAGCCAAAATTTTTGTTTTACCCAAGCGGATTTACCAAGAGGTATTATCTTTATAACTACCACAGAGCTGCAAAAAGAGCAAAAGAAACTTCATGCATGTATATACTTGAGGGGCAGGGTGATGTTTGGAAGATGCACGAGGCTGGCGTAAAGAATGCTGTAAGTATTTTCGGAAAAACTATATCAAAAGAACAGGCGCTTAAATTACAAAAACTCCCAATCACACACTTGATAATATTAACTGATAATGATCAAGCAGGCAGAGAAGCTAGGGTTGATATACAAAGAGATTTTTCTAGAATGTATAAGCTGACATTTCCAAGACTTGCCGACAAAGACATAGGAGATATGAGGGTCCAAAAGATCAAAGATACAATACTGAAAGACTTAGGAGGCACATTTTAATGGTAAATATAATAGGAATTTCTGGAAGAAAACAATCTGGAAAAAACACAGTAGCTAACATCATAAATGGTTACACGCTTAAAGACTTAGGAATGGTGCAAGACTATGGCATCAATAACAGGGGCGAACTGAAAATACAAACAATGGACCAGAATAAAACTGTTGGCTGGGGGATTCTGGATTTGCTTAGAAAAGACAAAGAATTTGTCTCATATGCAGATGTCAATATTTGGCCATATATTAAAATATATCACTTTGCAGATTACTTGAAAAAAATATGCGTAGACCTTTTTGATCTCACCCCCAAGCAAGTTTATGGAAATGACGAAGATAAGAATACTATTACAGGTTATAACATGACAGCAAGAGAATTTCTTCAATACTTTGGAACAGAAGTGATGAGAAAAATTAAAGACACAGTGTGGCTAGATTATACAATGAAAATTATAGAAGAAGAACAGAGCAGCATCGCCATTATTCCAGACGTAAGATTCCCGAATGAAGTTGAGGCAATAAAAAAAGCTGGCGGCTTTGTTATTAGACTAACAAGAAATACTCTCAATAGCAATCACCCCTGCGAATCTGCTCTTGATGAAAGCAATTTTGACTGGAAAAATTTTGATCACATTATAGAAAATTCAACAATGACCTTGGAAAAATTACAAGAAGAAGTATTACTACTTAGTTCAGTTTGGAGTAATCAATAATGCTAATAACATACGTGAGATCATCCAGTTACAATAACTACGCATACTGCCAGATGCAATATTTCATAACCTATGTTCTTGGGCATCAATCTGTTAGCGGCAAGAAGGCAGAACTAGGAACTATCGTCCATAAGGTAATGGAGTGTTTGGCTGGACTAAAAAAAGCAGATCAAGATGCAAGCGGCAGGGTAAAATATCTAAAGATCAAAGACGACGCCCTCAAAGAAGTCAAGTGTAAGCGTTCAGAGTTAATGTCAGAAGAATTAATTGACGAACTTTTAGATGCAAGTTTTAAGTTTTACACTGGAGCGTCAGTTCATTCTTGGGACATGTCTGATAAACATATGTGCCATAATTTAATATGGAAAACTCTAAAATATAATTCTGGACAATTTGACCCAAGACAGCGAGACGTTCTTGAACCAGAACCCCATTTCGATATACCAATCGAAGAAGATTGGGCCAAGTTTGAATACAAGATGCCAGACGGAAAAATTGTTAAGGGACAACTAGCTATTAAAGGCACGATAGATTTGGTAACGAAAGTTGATGACGAGACCATAGAAGTAATAGACTGGAAAACGGGAAGGCGGCTAGACTGGGCGACGGGAGAAGAAAAGACATACGAAAAACTATGCTCTGACCCGCAATTACTGCTGTATAATTATGCAATCTCCAAATTATTTCCAGAGTATAAACAAGCAATTATGTCTATATTCTTCATTAAAGATGGCGGTCCATTTTCTATGTGTTTCGATCAATCAGATCAGGAAAAATTCTTAAGAATGCTACGGGAAAGATTTCAAGAAATCCAGAAAAATGACAGCCCAAGACCCATTTCTCCTGATAGAAGCAACTGGAAATGCACAAAATTATGCCATTTCTGTAAAAACAACTGGGATGGCACGGACCAGAATATGTGTATGTATATAGAGAAGTATTTAAAAACCAACGGAATGCAAAAAACTCTGGAAAATTGTACCAGAGAAGGTTTTGACATAGGATTTTATGAGGCTCCCGGCTGATGGAAAAACTATTAACAATAGGTATGGCTACATACGACGACTATGATGGAGTATATTTTTCGATACAAGCTCTTAGAATGTATCATGAAATATGCAATACAAAAGATGTAGAGATAATAGTAATAGATAACAATCCAGACTCTGCGCACGGAAAGGCCAAGCAAAAATTTACAAAGTGGATAAAAAACACTAACTATGTGCCATATAAGTTAAGAACCAGTACCGCTGTTAGGAACGAAATTTTCAGAAGAGCAAGAGGTAAATACTGCATATCAATGGATTGCCATGTAATGTTCTTTCAAAACTCTTTAGAAAGTTTACTAAAGTATTACGAAGATAATCCAGACTGTAAAAATATTATTCACGGCCCATTGGTATATGATCACTTAGATGAAAAGTCTGCATCAACACATTTTAAACCCGGATGGGGATCTGGGATGTATGGTAAGTGGGAAACCGATTATCAGAAATTAGCAGAAGGTAAACCATTTGAAATACCAATGCAAGGATTGGGGGTTTTCTCCTGCGAAACAAAAAACTGGGTTGGTTTTAACAAAAAATTTAGAGGATTTGGTGGAGAAGAAGGATATATTCATGAAAAGTTTAGACAGTTTGGAGGCAAAGCAATTTGCTTGCCAGACTTTAAGTGGATACATAGGTTTGATAGACCAAATGGAGTTAAATATCCTTTAATATTAGAAGATAGAATATGGAACTACTTTATAGGATGGCTTGAGTTAACACAAGACCCAGAACATGAAATGATTAAAGGCGCATATGAACATTTTAAAAACAAGATACCTCCGGGAAGTATAGATCACATTCTTAAACTTGCCATAAAACATACGATAGGAGATTAGTATGCCTATTCCTTCAAGAGATAAAGAAGAAGATAGAAAAGGTTTTGTTGCTAGATGTATGTCTGACGACAAAATGAAATCAGAATATCCAGACCCAAAGCAAAGAACAGCAGTATGTATGAGTAGGGCTTGTGAGGGCTTAGATGCTGTTGCCGCTATTGATATTCAAAAATATTTTGAAGACTATGGATACGAAGAAGAATTAACAGAAGATAATTTTTACGCTCCATCTGAAGCAGAATATGTTGACTTTGGTGAAGATGTGGTAGAATGGGATGTGGCGGCTGATCGTCCCGGTCTTTGGGAAAATATTCGTAAAAAGAAAGAACGTGAAGGAAAAAACTATAAGCCAGCCAAAAGAGGTGACAAAGACAGGCCAGATCCAGAAGCTTGGAAAAAAGCCCAATCTGGAGAAGGTGGAGAGGGAGGAATGTCTAAGGCTCAATTGAAAAAAATTGCATCGCAAGCTATGGAGCTTTACAACATGATGACAGAAGATATGGAAATTGAAGCTTGGGTTCAAGATAATATCTCTAAAGCCGAAGCCCATGTCGCGTCAGCATACGATTACATGAAATATACAGACGTTAGAGAAACTGAAAAAGAAGAATCTTACGCTGTAGAATATCAAGGTCGCAAGGTAAAACTAAATAAGCCTTTTAGAACTCCAGACGGTCCCAAGAAAATGAGCGTGTATGTCAAAAACGACAAGGGTAACGTAGTTAAAGTCAACTTTGGCGATCCTAATATGGAAATTAAGAAGGACAATCCAAAGAGAAGAAAAAGCTTCAGGGCTAGACATAACTGTGATAATCCGGGTCCAAAATGGAAAGCAAGATATTGGTCTTGTAGGGCTTGGTAATCATGAAACTAAAGAAAAAATGGGCAGAACACTTAGATAGAAACGACATGACCTACTGGAGTCACTGGTGGTTTGCGGTAGGTCATGGGTATCATTGCATAAGGGCTGGTATTTATCTTTGCATACATGGATTTTTACCATGCTTTTATAGACACGCCGGTAGTAAACTTGTTCATAGATTAGAAAAAGACTTCGTAGAGAGAGAAAATGAGCTTAATAAATAAAGTAGCAGCAATTATAGATAGTAAAGCCGACCTAGATAAAGTTGGATATCTAGAGAATAAAGTTAACTATGATGATGAGATTTCTATCTTAGATATAGAACTTAAATCTCTTTTACCACCTCCTCCTAAAAACAGTAGCCTTACTACAAAGAGAGAAGTTGAAGAGATAGCAAAAGCTACTAAAAACAGAACAAGAAAAGAATTAGATTTAGTTTACTTAGTTGACAATGAGCCTCTTGACTTATTTACTAATTCTTTGTCGAAGCGTGGAATGAAATTTCCTAAAGATGTTTTTGACACATACTACAATGTGCTAGAACAATATGTGTATGCATTAAAGTTTTATCACAACAGAGCTAGACCGGAGCAATTAGCTCCATATTTCAATGTTGATATAGATATTCTTTATACAGAAACGCATCATACTCCAGCTTATCCAAGCGGCCACACGATGTATTCTGAATTAGCTGCACATATTTTATCGGACCTATATCCAGAACTCCGAGAAGAATTTTTTCAGTTGTCTGATTACTGTGGCTTGGCTAGAATATTACAGGGTGTTCACTACCCATCGGACAATAAAGCTGCCAGAATTGCTGTTAATAAATTATACCCATTAATGAAGGAAAGATACGATGAGCAAAGTCAAAACTTTCCCTTTGACATCAAATCCAAGACCTAGCGATAAAGAGCCTGTTAGGAGACCTTTGCCACCAAAAAATTGAATAGGAGATTGAATGAACTGGTTCCCGTTGCATAATTTTACACATTACAGTTTGCTAAAAGGATTCTCAAAACCAACTGAACTTGCTAAGATTTGTGCTGATAATGATTATCCAGCATGTGGTATTGCAGATTACAAGTCTATTTCTGGTTGCGTATCGTTTTTTCAGGCTTGCAAGAAGGTTGGTGTTAAGGCAATCCTTGGTTGCTCCTTTGATAACACTACAGTATTTGCTAGAAATAAAAATGGATGGTTTGACTTAATAGAAATGGTGTCATCTCTAGATGAAGATGGAAATGTTAATACGAAATTCTGTCAAGAGATTATGTCAAGAGATAATCTTATAGCCACAAGCAAAGATATTCAGCCAAGTTACTATGCTGAGTCTAAGCAGGCTGATCTACATAGGGTGTTATTATGTTCAGCGTTAAAGACCACGCTGCCCAAAGTACAAAAACAGCTTCGCAAGAACGAGCTGGACAAAGCAGTATCGCAATACTTTACGCACGATGACAAGTGTATACAACCTACTGCGGTAACAAAAGAATTGCAACTTATCTACGAGGTTTGTGAAGATTATGACATTCTCAGTCCTCCTATGCTTCCTAAGTTCGATTGTCCAGACGGGCTATCTGAAGAAGATTACCTCAAGGTTCT